ACACGCAAATGCAATTTCAAATGGCTTGCACAGGGCGTAGTTGGTGTGACTTTGTGTCTTTTGACAACCGTCTGCCCGCAGAACTTCAGTTGTTTGTTAAACGTGTCCCACGGGACAATTTGTTTATCAAGCAAGCAGAAGATGAAATTGTCAAATTCTTGAATGAACTTGATATAAAAATTGCTCAACTTATGGAAATTAAAAATGTCTAAACTTTACGAAATCACCGTTGTATCGGGTAAATACAAAAACAAAGATGGTGTGGAAAAATCACGCTATCAAAACATTGGATCGGTTATTGAGACTAAAAACGGCCCGATGCTCAAACTAGACAACATTCCCCTCATGGATGGCGGTTGGAACGGTTGGGCATACATGAACACGCCAAAGCCTAAAGAAGATCAAGGCTTTCCAAAAGACGATGACATTGATTTTTGATCAACGGGGGAAAGCCATGCAATTTTGCTTGCGGACGAATGGTTAGTACCCCCACCCATTAGGAACAATCATGGACTACAAAAGAATGTTTGACAGAATATTTCCCGAATTTCCACGGGTCAGGGCCAACGATCCTGTAACGTCATTTGAGGCAGCTGAGTCAATCAAAGACGCTGCCCCGCAACATCACCAGGTTATTTTTGATTGCCTCAAGTTTTACGGGCCGTTGGGCAAAGATGGCATTTCAGCTTTGACAATGTTAGATGGCAACCAAGTCGCCAGGCGCTTAAACGAAATGAAAGTAATTGGGCTTATCCAATTGACGGGCAACACGGTTAAATCCAATTCAGGCAGAAATGAAAGAGAATGGCAATGTATCCACTCGGACTAGGCGGCAATCAGCCCGTTCACAAACTAAGAACTTGTAATAAATGCGATGAAACAAAACCACCTGAAGGCGGCATTGACATGGGTCATAAATGGATTTGTCAAACTTGTTGGATTCTTAGAACCACGGGGCGGCATCAAAGGCAAACCCTGCCCACCTTGTAACGGTAACTGTAACCAAGGAAGGAACTGCCCAAATGACCAAAGACGATCTAGTTAACTTGCTACGCATCACAGGCGCTCAGGAAGCCGCCATAGACGCTGTATGCGCTGCTTACGATGCGGGTTGGAACGATGCCCTTGACGATTACGCAAAACGCCTTAAACCGCTTCCTTTTGGCAAAGACACAATTGACAGTTTTTGTGCGTTTATCAAAGACGCTAAGAAATAAGGTTGCACTCGGCTTGTCTGCGTTTTAATAGACCAGGCAAGACTTTGCCACCGCCTTTTGTCCACAGCATCAATTGCTCTTTTGCCCCGTCCCAATCCCCTGCGTTAATCTTACGTTTAAGGGTTGAAGTTTGCAGTCGGCCTGTACCCAAGTTGTAACAGAAATCCACAATGGCGTTGCATTTGCGCTCATCAGTCGCAAGAATGGGGCAGTTTCGCAACACGCCTGGCAAGTAAGTATGCTCAAGTTCCACCATCAGCAGCGCTCTTGCTGTAGGCTCATCCATAGGGGCATCTTCCAAGGTCACTTTGCGCCCGTCAGAATAGTAGGTTGACCCATAACCAATTGTGGCAATCCCCGCAGGGCATAGGTAGGGCTTAGACCTAAACCCTTCAAATTGCCTACACAAAGATGCGGCTAACTCTAAGTTCATATTCCACGCTTTGCCAAAGTACGGTCAAGAAACCAATAATTGATTGTTCCTGAGAGCAAAGCTGAAAAGTCAGGGGTCATCATGGTTTTAAACACTTCAACAGCGGGCGCACCCAAAAGCCATGCGTTGTAAGCAAACCAAACGTGAATGAATGACCAAACAAACAAAACCCAATAAGTGACCATAGGGCGCACAGAAGCGGAAAGGCTAGCTACCCATCCACCCGCTGCTTTAACCATCTCAGCTTGTTGTGTAATGGCGTTGTTGAAGGCATCCATGACCCCAACGTCAATAGCTGCTTCACGTTGTGCGCCAATTTCAGCCAACTTCTGCTGACCACGTTGGGCTTCCAAGTCGCATTGGAACTTGAACATATTTAGTTCGTGTTGGCGCTCATTCTTTTTATCAAGCCACTTTAGCACTTCAGGGGCCATCCTAAAAATGCCGCCAAAAATAGAGCCTAGTAATCCACCGCTTAAAACTTCAAACATGGTTATTCCTTACATTTATGGTGTGGTTTACTCTCATCTGCCATCAGTTTGATACCAGACAGGAATCCAATCATGCCGCCTATAAGAGTAGAAAAAGCGGGTGAAAGCATTTTGAAAATTTCGTGATTGTCCACTTGTTTTGCCCACAGGCCGAGAAGAAAGGCGACCACCATAGCCAAAACGCAAATGCACAAGGTTGTGCTGACCATTAGAGTGACGTAAAGAGTCAGTTTCTCTTTTGTGTCTGGTATCGGTGCTTCTGGTTTCTTGGTCATACATAAATATCCAGTTTACGGTTTTGGAATATCTCCATGCGGAGGCGTTCTTGAACTACCTTTTTACAGTAAATTTCAAACCCTATGTCTTGAAGCTGAACTTGCTTTTGCTTTGCCAACTCAACAACTCTGTTGGCCTCATGTTGTTTTTCTAATTTGGCTTGGGCAAGATCATGCTTGTCGGGATAGCCTGACGCTTGAACAGTTGGAAATAATTTGATTGACTCGATCATTTCTTTTCACGCTCTAATGCCTCTTTATACCCGTGAATAACTGCGTTTCTTAACCAAACACTATCCGCTGTTCCTGACCATTCTGCCAAATTATTCCACAACACCACATAATCAGTTGACTTGCAATGCCCTGCATTTTGATCTAGCCATACCATCATTTCCTTATGACGCTGTGTGGGATCGTTTTGGGTGTAACCAATCCCATAGAACTCTCTAACGTGACAGCCATTCTTGGCTACTGCGCCAACTAGCCCAAGCAACAAAAGAAGTATGAGCCAGCGCATTCATTTACTTTGACCAATAGTGTGAAATGTAACCAAAGATTGAGGAAACGCCAGACACAAACGCCATACCCATCCAAAAGCCGCCACGCCCTTTGTTGGCTAACTCAATCAGCGTATCTAATTGGGCTTCCATCTTGTCAATTTTGGCTTCCATAGATTCAACTTTTTGCCAAAGCACACCGTATTTAACTAAATCAATTTCGGCCATATTAGGCTTTCTGTATAAATGCAAGCGCATAGTAAAGCGGCAAGTTTGTGCCGCCAGATCCCGTTACTGAGGAAGTAAAGCCGCCCGTGTTGCCAACAGCGTAAGTGCTACCAGCACCCACTACAAAACGATCACGCAAGTCTGGTGTACCGTTTGAGCCATTGCAAAGGTAATAGCCCGTAGGGATAGCGCCAATAGAGCCTGACCACATAATGATGCCGCCTGATGGAATTGGGTTTGTGCTTGCTGCCGTTCCCAAAATGCCATAAAGGTTGTCGTAAGTGGCAATTTGCACATTGGCAGAATCAGTTAAAACAAACTTGTATGAGTAGCCTGAAGTTAGCCAAATCTCTTGTGGGGGGCGACCGCTTGTCCCCAATTGAATAGGATTGGTGTTGGCAATCGTGCCAGCAGAAGTGGTGTAAGTGGCTAAAGGGGTGCTTGAACCCGCTTGATAGGTGTAGATATACCCACCGTTTAGTGGTAAGCCTGTGTTGGTAAAGAATTGAAAACCGTTACCAATTGGTGCAAGATTGACTGCCATTTTTATTCCTTGTTAGCCATGCCCGATAAATCAATTTTTACGGGTTTTTGAGGATTGTTTAAGTCTTTGGTTAAACCGCCATAAGGGTTTACAGCTTCTCTTGCAAATCCTTCTTTGTTTAGTTTACCCATCCATTGTTTGCCAAGTGACATAGCGGGAATAGATGCACCTTTAGTCATGGCGGCTAATTTTGCTTCAGCAGCATTAGACATTCCTTGTTTAGCAAATTCACCCAACATAGAACTAAACGAATTTGAATAGTTAAATGTGCCTGTTTTTGGCATTCCAACTTTGCTAGAAAGCGCAGTCAATTCCATTAAGTCTTTCATACCTTCAGGGCCAAGCGCCTCTTGTAAACGCCCTTTATTGTCTTGGATGTAATTAGCCAAAGTTTTGGGGTTAAGGTCAGGCGTATCAGTTGCCAAGCCCGCTTTACGCATAGCAATCCGCAATTCACCCGCTGTCATAGCTTGCAACGCTTGTGGATCGTCTGCCAACTCCGCTTTCATTCTGCGGATAGACTCAGGCGTTCCTTTATTGACAAACTTGTCATGGAACTTTTCAGCGTTAAGACTTTCACCTTGCGCTGCCGCATCTTCTAAAGTGCTAGATTCTTTGACAGCGGCTTTATATGCGGGGTTTGACTTGATAACATCCATACGCTCTTTGTTTAAGGAACGTGCCTTGTCAGCCAATGCTTTAAGCTGAATAGCTTGAGGGCTTCCCGTTTCTTCACCAAAAATCGGTAACTTTTCTAGTTGATCACGAACAATGTAAGCCGCTTGCCTTGCCGTTCCATTTCCATTAGAACGCAATTCATCAGCTAAGTTTGTTCTAAGATTTTCAAAATCAGAAAACGTCATGTTTCCTTTTTCAATCAAACTGTCAATGTCTTTTTTGATTGTGCCTAACTTATCTTCATAAGCATTAAATTTAAGTTTGCTTTTTAATTCGTTGTCTATGTTGGCTTTTAGCTTTGAAATATCAATAGGGAATTGACCACCATTGGCATCTTCTAATGCTTTGTATGCGTCAGAAATAGCTGTTCTGCGAATTTGATCTTTAGCGGCTAACGCATTGATTTGAACTTGCCCAATAGAACTAGGATCAAGTTCGTTAATATCAGGCGCATTGCGTCTAATTGAATTTTCAAATGCGGCTTTAAACTGTTTAGGTTGCTCATTAAAATGCTCACCCAACAAGCTAGTTTCACCACGCTTATTCCATTCTTGAGAATAAAGGTTTGTGTCGCCTGTACGCTGACCACGGCTTAAATTGATGCCGTGTTTATCTTCAAGACTGCGTGTTTCCAAAGACGGTATGTCCACAGCCCTTGGATTGAGTGTTTTGACATGGGCTTGTAATTCGGGGCTTGATTGAGCAATAGCCGCATCAATGTTGCCACGCAAGACGTTTTCAGGCATAGCAGCCGCAGCGCCCGCACTCTGCATTCCACCTTGTTGTGGTTGAGCCGTTGGTTGACCTTGTTTAGTCGCAAACTGTTGTTGCATTTGTGATCTAACATCGCCCGCCACTTCTCTTGCAACATCAAAACCTTTTTTGCCATATTTGCCAACAGTAGGCGCAACCCCAATCATGGCTGTGCCAAGCATATTACGCACATCCTCAATTGGCATCCCCGTTTTCTGTGCAATAGCTTCAGCAGTTGGCTCAATGCCATTTTGAGCAAATGAGTCCATGACAGAACGCATAAGTTCTTGTTTGTAGGCGGGGCTTTCTGTGCCTTGACCAACACCCATAGCGCCCAAAGTTTTACCAAATGGTTTTTCAAGGGCTGATGTAACTACACCGCCAATTTGTTCAGCACGTTGCGGAGTGGTAAAAGGTCTTGCTACCGCTTGAGTCACTTGACCCGCCATAGGCAAAATGCCACCAATTGTTTGGTCTGCCAATGAAGCACCACCCAAAGCCAAGTCACGCAAGAAATTGCTTTCTTTGGCTCTTTCTTGACCAACTTGTTGCATCTCAGGTGAGCCAACTTGTTGAGCTTGAATAGCGGCTTGGCTACGCATTGGGCGATAACCCACAAACGGTTTAGTCAAGTCTTGCTCTTTAGGCGCTTGTTCACCTTCGGGGCGAGTAAAGAAAGATGCCAAGCCACCCTCAGATGGCTTTTCAACGGGCATTAGAACAGCGTGAACGGGGTCTTTTTTGCCCAATGGACGGTGTATGCCAAATTGATTTAAAAACGCTTCAGGGACGGTTGTGCCAATGTCTACGGCATTGCCTGATTCGTGCAAGCTAGTGCCAGGCTTGGCTACCAAGTTAGGATTATTCTTGCGCTCATCAAACAAGCGTTGTTGTTCTTCTTTAGTCCTGAACCCACTTGTAATGGGCATGGGCTTGCCATACTGCTTTTGGTAAGCAGCCTTGGCTTGTTCAAGACGATCTGCCAAGTCGGGGCTTAAACCGCCCTCTGTTGGGGCTTCTGAACTCGGTCTTGTAAAGAAGTCAGCAAGTGCCATTATCGTCCACCGTTTTGTAATCGTTCAATGTTTGTAGCTTTTTCTTGCAAATCTTTCAATTGGGCATCAGTCAAACCTTTAAGCAGTTTTTGTTGTTCCAATTGTTTTTGCGCTTGCGACAAATTTGAATTCAAAATATTCATTGCTTTAAACACACGAACATCATAATTGTCTGCCCATGCTTCTTGAAATTTATTAGCATGAACAATACCATTTAAGCCTTGGTCTGTGTATCTTTTTAAGCCTTTTTGGAATGCCGTGACCGCAGTATTGCTTGCGTCAGTTCTGTCCACAATGGCTTGCAAGCCTTCACGGGTTAGATCAGCTTTACCGCTTGCGGCTTTTACGTCTGAACTTGCCGCATCAGTTCTAGCGCCCATGATTTGCATATTTCTTAACTGTTGGTCAGCTAAGTTTTTGCTAAGAATTTCAAGTTGTGGATCACCCGCCACCCATTGCCCCGCTTTGCGTAGCATCTGGCCTGGGGCGCTTCCCGCAGCCGCACCCATGTAATTCTTAACTTGGCGTGATGTTTCTTCACCTTCTCTAGCCGCATTAGCCGCTTCAACAGAATTCTTGATTAAGGTGTTTCCTAATTCCAAACGTGCTTGTTGGAATGTGTTTAATTGCGGAATACCGCCTTGTGGAACGGGCATATCTTCAACAACCACGGGCTTGCGTTGTGTGCCTTGTGGCATAGCAGCTTGCGGCATAGCGGCTTGCGGTGCGTTAACTTGTGGCATATTGCCCGCACTTGGGGGCGTAACACCTTCAGCGCCCAAAGGCGTAAGTGTTGGCTGACCATTGGGCGTTTTAGATGGCATTGCAACATATTTAATGCCATTGATTTCAACAATGTTGGGGCCAAGAATATTAGGCTGCACATTGCCTGTAAATTGTGTGCTTGGTGCTTGACCGCCAATCCCTGCTGGCGTAGTAAGGGTTTCTGCTGTACCACCGCCCACAGAGGCAAGACCTGGCTTTTGAGCAAATGTTGTGCGTTGAGTTTCTTGTGGCAACGCCATGCCCGCTTCGGTCATTAAATCTTTGGTGATGTGTGGGCCTGACTCTGCCCTACTCAACAACTTGATTTCGGCATTTAACAATCTGTGAATTTCGGGATCATCAGGGCTTCTATCAATAAACCCTTGATAGGCTCTAATGACTTGTTTAGGGTCAGTAATGCCCGCAAAACCTAAAGCGCTTTTTACATCAGCTACTTGCGCTCTTTGTTGTTTTGTCAAATCTTGTCTAGCTTTTGTAGCGGCAGATTGATCTGTGTGAATTCCTGTTAGTTCTTTGATTCTTTCAGGCCCCGTCAATGGCGCAATATCAGCTAATTTGTTGATCTTTTTTAAATCCAATATTCCATCAGTTTGCCAGTTTTCAGGATTCTGAATGAACTGTTGCATTTTTAAACGCTCATCATTTTTTTGCTTTAAAACTTGATTTTCAATCTGCGCTTTTTCTAACTCTAAAGGATTAAGTTGTTGCGCTTGTTGGTAGTTTTGAATACCACTAGCCATGTTTACCATGTCCCCAAGGCTTGTCACTTGGGGCTTTGGGTAATTTACGTTCATTGAAAAGTCAGCCATGATTTATCCTTATGTCGCTTTAATCATAGAACCAAGCAAAGCCGTATTGCCAAGGTTGCTTAAAGCCGTTGCATTGTTTGCGCCTGTTGCTGTGGCGTTGCTTGCCAAAGCAGATGCTAGACCTGTGGCAAGATTAGCTGAATTCAAACCATAGACATTAGCGGCATTGATGCCTTGACCCGCAGCGGTTGTAAGGTTTCCACCATAAGCGTTAGAAGCGCCTAATAAGTTACTTCCATATTGAGTGTAAGAATTTTGTAATTGGCTAGCGTTGTTAGCCATATTTCCAGCATAAGCGTTAGAACCACTTGTTAAGTTACCACCATATTGGTTATAAGCACCTTGCAATTGACCAAGGTTAGATGACAACACATTGTTCAAGTTGTTTGTCACGCCCGCAGTGTTAGAACCGTAAGCAGTGCCCGCATTCA